AAGACCCACAACTTCTACATCCCATTGAAGAACAGCTAGAGGCACTAGCACAGGCTGTAGAGTATCTGAAACAGTCATCTTACAATGAGGTGGCTAGATGGCTTACAGATTACACAGGTAGAAAAATATCTGGTATGGGTTTGTGGAAAAGAATAAAACAAGACAGAACGGACAGACGAAGACATGTTGAACAAAAACGCCGTGCCGCCAAGACCGAAGCAGAAGGGAACATCAAAACGGAAGCCGCAGTCGGCTGAAGAGAGACAGCTCCTAAAAGCTAAAAAGAGTCAGAGAGCAGCAAAGTTAAAATTAAGACATGCACAAAAAAAGATAGCGTCTCTACAGACCACAGAAGAAGAGACGTACTTTGAAGAGATAGGCACAGGAGCCGGACAACACACGGAGGAAGCACCTGAAGTATTGTTTCAGCCTAACCCCGGTCCTCAAACAGATTTCTTAGCTGCGCCAGAACGAGAGGTGTTATATGGAGGAGCAGCAGGAGGTGGTAAAACTTTTAGCCTAATTGTTGACCCACTACGATACTGTAATAATCAGAACTTTAACGCTCTGATACTAAGACGTACAAACGACGAACTAAGAGAGATTATACACAAGAGTCACGAGTTATATCCCAAAGCATTTCCGGGCGTCAAATGGCTAGAAAAGAAAAGCCAATGGACATTCCCATCAGGGGCTAGAATATGGATGACTTACCTAGAACAGGATAAAGATGTACTACGTTATCAAGGTCAAGCATTTACTTACATCGGGGTTGATGAACTTACTCAATATTCTACTCCTTATGCTTGGGATTATCTACGTTCTCGTCTCAGGACGGTTGACCCAAATCTTCCTGTTCATATGCGAGCTACTACCAACCCCGGTGGACCGGGGCATCAATGGGTTAAGAAAATGTTTATTGACCCTGCTGTACATAACACAGCTTTTTGGGCAACAGATATTAACAGTGGTGAAACGCTTAGATACCCTGCAGCACACTCTAGGGCAGGCGAACCACTCTTCCAAAGACGATTCATCCCTGCAAAGTTAGTAGATAATCCATATCTGTATAATGCAGGCGACTATGAAGCGATGCTATTATCGCTACCAGAGGTACAAAGGAGACAACTACTTGAAGGTTCATGGGATATTGCAGAAGGTGCAGCGTTTAGCGAGTTTGACCGTAAGTACCATACAGTTAAAAGCTACAAAATTCCTAACTCTTGGCGTAAGTTTAGAGCATGCGACTATGGTTATTCCTCCCATACTGGTGTATTATGGTTCGCTGTAGACCCAGTAGATGAAACACTAATAGTGTATAGAGAGTTATATGTGAGTAAAAAAACAGCAAAGGAACTTGCACACATAATTTTACACTTAGAAGAAGAAGAAACAATTAGTTACGGTGTATTAGACTCATCACTGTGGCACAAACGGGGGGATACAGGACCTAGCTTAGCAGAGCAGATGATTGTGGAGGGTTGCAGATGGCGTCCCTCAGACAGAAGTAGAGGTAGCAGAGTAGCAGGTAAGAACGAAGTGCATAGACGACTAAAGGTAGATGAGGAGAAAGATAGGGCAGGATTAGAGATATTTGATAACTGCACAAACCTCATAGCACAACTACCAACACTGCCTTTGGACAGAAATAATCCAGAGGATGTAAACACAAAAGCAGAAGACCACTTGTATGATGCGTTAAGGTATGGTATAATGTCAAGACCAGTAAGTAGGTCAATATTTGACTACCCCTCCAAAATGCTAGAACCACAGTGGCAACCTGCAGATTCAAGGTTTGGATATTAATATGGCAGAAGAGACACCCTTAGAAGAACTTATGTTTGAGCCTAAATCAGGTTCTGACCAATTAGCTGACTATGTTATGCAAAAGTTTACTGACATAGAAGACAGCAGACGTGATGAAGAAGAACGATGGCTCAACGCATATAGACAATATAGAGGGTTGTATGGTCCTGAAACACAGTTCACCGACACAGAAAAATCACAAGTATTTATAAAAATTACAAAAACAAAAGTGCTCGCCGCTTATGGACAAATAACAGATGTTCTATTTGCAGGACAGCGTTTTCCTCTTGGTGTTGATTCTACAAGAATACCAGAGGGTGTAGAAGAAGCAGTAAACTTTGACCCTAAGTCTCCAGAGCAAATGCTTAAAAAAGCACCTAACGTATTTGGCTTTCCCGGTGATGGCAAAGAGTTACCGCCGGGCGCAACACAGGATAGCCTAGAACTAGGCTCACTACAAGAAAAGCTAGAACCTGTAGAGAGTATGCTTAAATCAGGCTATGGTAAAACACCAACAGCACAAACATTTCATCCTGCAAAAGAAGCTGCAAAGCGAATGGAGAAGAAGATACTTGACCAACTAGAAGAGTCAAGTGCTTCTCGTCACTTGCGTGGCACAGCTTTTGAGATGGCTTTGTTTGGTACAGGTATACTAAAAGGTCCGTTTGCACTAGAAAAAGAATATGCAAACTGGAATGAAGATGGTGATTACGACCCTGTTATGAAGACTGTTCCTAGAGTAGAGAACGTATCTATATGGAACTTTTATCCAGACTCTGATGCTAAGAACATGGATGAGTGTGAGTATATAATACAGCGTCATAGAATGAGTGCATCTGACTTACGAGGACTTAAGAAGCGCCCATACTTCAAAGAAGATAAAATAGAAGAGTGCATAGAATCAGGCACAAACTATACACGTAAATGGTGGGAGACAGACCTAGAAGATTATAGAAACTCCTACGATATAGACAGATATGAAGTATTAGAGTTTTGGGGTAATATAGATAGCAAACTTGCAGAACAAGCAGGATTAGAGATACCAGATGAACTTTCTGAGGCTGATACACTACAGGTAAACTGTTGGGTGTGTCACGATAAGATTATACGTTTAGTTATAAATCCTTTTACACCGAAGCGAATACCATACTTTGCAGCTCCATACGAGCTCAATCCTTATAGTTTCTTCGGGGTAGGTTTGGCAGAGAACATGTCAGATACACAAAGCTTGATGAACGGCTTTATGAGAATGGCAGTGGACAATGCTGTGTTGTCGGGTAACTTAGTTTTTGAGATTGATGAAACCAACCTAGTACCGGGTCAGGACTTGTCTGTCTATCCCGGCAAGGTATTTAGAAGACAAGGAGGTGCTCCGGGACAGGCATTGTTTGGTACAAAATATCCTAACGTAAGTTCAGAGAACATGATGATGTTTGATAAGGCACGTCAGATAGCCGATGATGCAACAGGCATTCCCTCATACTCGCATGGACAGACAGGGGTACAGGGCACAGGACGAACAGCAGCAGGTATCTCTATGCTCATGGGGGCAGCTCAACTAAGTATAAAAAGTGTTGTAAAGAATATTGATGATTACTTACTACAACCATTAGGCGAAGCATTCTATGCTTTCAACATGCAATTTAATTTTGACCCAGATGCTAAAGGAGACTTAGAGGTAAAAGCTCGTGGCACAGAGTCCTTGATGAAGAACGAAGTCAGGTCACAGCGATTGTTACAGTTACTACAGATTAGCTCTAATCCTAATTTAGCAGCTTTCGTGAAACTGCCTGTTGTGTTACGTGAACTAGCTCAAGCTATGGACTTGGATGCAGAGAAGTTTATCAATGATGAACGTGAGGCTATGATACAAGCCGAGATAATAAAGGCATCAGGAGGAGGAGCACAGCAACAACAGCAGGCAGGTCCTCTTGGAGCTATGGACCCATCTGGTGGAGGCGGTGGTAATATAGGAGTTGGTACAGCACCACAACCGGGCGAACAAGGTTTTAGTGCAGCTAAAGACCCTGCAGAACAACCAAGTGGACAAGAGGCACAGCAGTTAGCAGCACTGCTCAGAGGGGCTCAATGATAAAAGAAGTAGCTAAGAAGTTACTTAAACTTGTAAACGTAAAGAGTAACACAGACTTACTAGAGCTGTATATGAATCATAGAATATCAGTTCTTTATAAACAAATGGAGCAAGCCCGTGACCTTGATGAATTACGTCAAACACAGGGCGCAATAAAAGAACTACGTAGACTTTCTACCCTACGAGACGAAGTCATAACAGGAGCAAAGGATGAAAATTGAAGACTTAAATAGAGTTACAAAATATTATAGAGATAGGGGTTATCGGGGTGACTTCACTGGTAAAAAAGGTCATGAACGTCTTATAAAAGGTATGGAGCTTTTAGGTATAAAAGTTCCTAAGATAATGAGACAATATAAAGGTAATAGAGCAGGAGGTGTTGGTCTTGCTACTCCAACTACAGATGCTACTTCTGCTCCTTCTGGTTCTGGTCCAAAAGCTGCACAAGGTAAGAAGCAAGCTAAAAAAGTTGCTAAAGTACAAAGAGGGTTAGCTAGACCAATGACTGACCCTAGAGATATAGCTATGCAAGAAGTACAGCAAGCAGCACAACAAAAAGGCACACAGATGCCTATGGCTCAAGCAGCAAAAGGTGTTACAGCTATAACTGTAGGTATTGGTGCTAAGCCAGACCTTATGAAAGCAGAAAAGGGTGAGCCACCTATGGGTGCTACAAAGAAAGAAGTAGCTGATGACCAACACGTAATGATGAGTGAGGGTGAGCTAGTTGTACCTGCTAACGTGGTTAGATATCATGGTCTTGGCACGTATGAGGCTATGAGACAAGAGGCACTTGCAGGTCTGGAGATGATGGAGGACGCAGGTCAGATAGAGTATGTAGGCGACGAGAAAACATCTAAGACTAATGATGGTGGGTTACTAAAAGCACAAACAGGTGTTACACCTTTAGGTACAGCTCCAACAGCTGCATCAGCACAATTTGCAGGACTGGGAACATCTGATGCGTCTAGGACTGCTTTTACTCCATTACGATTTAATCAAGGTATTCCTATTACTGATGCACAAGGCAATATTATAGGATATCAACCGAATACACAACCTACACCAACAAGACCAACAGGATTAGGCGCTATATTTACAGGTGCTCCAACAAGTGTTGTTGCTCCTAACGTGGGTGATTATCAAGAGTCAGTAAAAGAAGATTTTACAAAACCACCAGAGGGCACAGGCGGTACTACTACATCAGCAGGAGTAGGAGGTGCCACAGGCGGTGGTGGTGGAGGATTTACACCAGCTACACCAAACTTAACACCACAGCAACAGACGCAAAGATTTGATGATATGGTTGCTGCTGAAGCAAGTAAGTTACCAACCCCAGCAGCTAGTTTTGAAAAAACAGACTTTGATGATTACATTAATCGTAGAACCCCCGGCGACCAAGGTACAGGCATAATGGGTAAAGCTGCTGATGCTGTAGATAATTTTGCAGGATTTGTTTTAAGTCCTATGACAGGTATTCAAGATAGAAAAATACGAGAAACTGCTGCTAATAGATTACTTAATAAACAGTATACTTCTCAGCCTGAATACGAGAGTCTTATTAAAACTGTAAATTTATCTCCTTATGGAGATGAAAAGGATGACGGAGCTTTAGCAGACACCATAGCTAAGGCTAAAAAAGAAACTTTTGATGAGGGCGCAGCCGATAGATTTAGTAAAGCAAAAGCAACAGCTAAAGAGGAAATGAGTGCTCCTGTTATATTTAAAGAAGATACTCCTGTTGATAAATTTTTGAAAGGAACACAAAGAACAGAAGAACAGAAGGAAGCCACTAGAGAAGCTCTCAAAGACACATCTGGTATGACAACTGAACAAGTGAGAGAATTAGATAAGCAGAGAGCATCAGACGCATATAATGATAGCCTACGTCAACAACGAGATGCAGAAATGGACAGACTTATGAATCCTGTAGTGGCATCGGAGCGTATGAGAATGCAGCTGGGCGGTGGTGACACAAGTCAAATGAGTGGTGCAGAACGTGAACAAGAACAAAGACGGCAAGAAGATGCTGCTAGACGAGCGGCACAAATGGACGAAAGAATAGCGTTGTCAGCTAAACAGAGTGCAGAAAGAGAAAGAACAGAAGACTCTGGAGGAGACTCAGGTTCAGGCGGAGGTTCCTTTGGTGGCGGAGGAGGGGGCGGAGGCTCTGATGATAAAATAGTTTGTACAGAGATGTATAGACAAACTCAACTTGTAGACTGGCAGAAAGCTATGAAAGTTTGGGATATTTATCAGAGACGTCACCTAACACCAGAACACCAAGTAGGCTATCACTGGCTATTTAGACCTTACGTAACAGGGATGCAAAGTAGTAACATACTAACTAGACTTGGTGCTTTCATGGCTAGAAAACGAACACAACACTTAAAACACATTCTTACAAAAGGCAAAGCAAAAGATGATTTGTTTGGAAATGTGTTTTGTAAACTAATACACCCAACCGTGTATATTGCAGGAAAGATAAAAACTTTTCTCACAAAAATTTAGTATAGGAGATTATAATGAGTGAAGCGATTGCCGCAGTAAAGCAGGACGTTAAGGCTGTGCCTATGAAGTACAAGAAGGACAGAACTGACGAACAGGAAGAGTTAAAGCGTTTAGAAGAGGAACGTGCTAACGTAGTACAGGAGCAGAAGGATGCCGAGGCTGACAAAGCTGAAACTGAATCTCTTGCACCTGAAGAGAAGACGTTTAAGAAACGCTATGGTGACTTACGACGACACTCTCAACAAAAAGAGCAGGAGCTCAAAGATAAAATTAGAGACTTAGAGGGGCAGATATCCACAGCTACTAAAGAAGCTATAAAGTTACCTAAGAGTGATGATGAGCTTGCAGCGTGGACAAAAGAGTATCCTGACGTGGCAAAGGTTATAGAAACTATTGCCACTAAAAAAGCACTTGAGCTAGATAAGGGTATGGAAGATAGACTAAAAGCTATCGCAGAGAAAGAGGCAGAAGCAAAGAGAATGACTGCAGAGTCACAACTCTTGCAACTACACCCTGACTTTGAAGATATCAGAAATGATGAAGAGTTTCATGGCTGGGTTGAAAGACAGCCATCATGGGTGCAGAAAGCTTTATATGAGAATGAAAC